GCGCGCTTATGGCGCTTGCGCCGCTCATGGTGGCGCTTCCGGTGCAGCCCCTTGCGCTCATGGCGCTTGTGGTGCAGGTGCGTCCGGTGCTTGTCTTTGTGGTGCTTGCGGTGCTTGAACTTCCGGTGATGTTCTTTCCGGTGCATGTGCCGCAAGTGGTGCAGGTGGTGCGTGCCCTTCGTGCGCTTGCGCGGCTTGCGGGGCTTGTGACTACGCGTCGACTTCCGCGTGTGTACGCGGTGATGCTTTATGTGGACGCGCCGAACGTGTCGACGCCAGTGCTCTAGGGACACAGACCCTCCCCCGAAGGGGCACCTACTAAAGTTAGTAGGTGCCCCTCGTTGTCCTTAGAAGGTGGGGGCAACCAGACCGGTGCCGCTGACCACGGAAATGGACTGCGGGTATCGACCGGGCTGGAAGGAGGCGTAATTGTAGAGCCGGACGTAAACTGACATGTTCTGCGCGTACGTCTGCTGGAAAGCCTCAGCCCGAATGTCGGACTCCCAGAGCATCAGGTCAGCCATGCGAGCAACCAGGACAACATCCTGATTGGTGCCGGTACCGAGGTTCGTCGGAAGGCTCGCGTCGACATAGACGGGAAGCCCCAGCATCGAACCCACAAAGCCCTGAGACGCATTCGCCGACAGGTTGCCGACAGCGTTCATCGGACCGCCGGCCGCAGGGACAACCAGCGGACGACCCTGCGTGTCCTGCTGCGCGATTGCCCACGCCCAACGGCGCGGGTGCATGATGATTGCGTCCGGGGGCAGGAATCGGCTGGTGTGGATCGCCTGAATGGCACCCGCAAGCTTCGAGTACAGAGCCGCAAGCGTCGGCGAAGCGCTGGTGAAAGCGAGCGCGTTCGTACCGGCCAGGGTCGTGATACCGGTCAGCGTGCCACCGGTACCGGCACCCTGGATCACCTGAGTGTCGAGCTGAACGGCATAGGCCGCCGCGAGATCGGCGAGCACGACAGAGTCAATGTTCAGCGGACTCTGTTCGAGAAGCTGAAGCGAAACGGTCTGGCCACCCGCGATGGTCACGACCGGACTAGAAACGCTGGTCGTGGTGAGATCCTGTTCGAGGACTCCGCCGTTCTGCGCTGTCTGCGGAGCAACCTGCGTACCGGTATTGATCTTCGGGATGTTGATCGAGTCGGTTCCGGCCGGAAGCTCCATGGTGGGGCACAGGTTCGCCACGACTCGACCGGGGCGCGCGAAGGCGATGAAGTCCTGTTCGAGCCACAGGGGCGGAACGAACTCGCCACCGCCGCCATTGGCGGTCGACAGCGCCGCACGCTTCTCGTCCTGAGCCGCGCGAATGCGGTCGTTGCGAATCAGTCGGTCGAGCGCGTCACGGTCACCCTTGTTTCGGGCAAGGTGAAGGTCTCGGAAGTACGACCGCCCGTCGTTGGCCTTCCGATACACCTCAGGCTCACTGGTGACCTGAACGGACGGCGCATAGCGCTTCCGCATCTCTTCGGAAGCCTCATCCATCCGAAGCTGAGCATCGAGTTCGGAAATGCGGTCGTCGAGCGCGCGAATCTCGGACTCGTCAGTGTCGAAGCGGCTCGACTCATCGTCGGTAAGGCCGCGCGACTCCGACTGAGCTACCTTCAGCACCTCGTCGATAGCGGAGCGCATCGCAGCGCGCTTGGAAATGAGATCAGCAATAAGCTCACGCTTGGTCAAAAAGGTTCCTTACGAATGGCGGGGAGAGATGTCCAGTGCGCGAAGACGGGCGCAATACAGGGACAGGTCCGGAACGGACAGCGACTCAATCGCCGGGGCAGGCTCGGGAAGACCGCCGAGCGCCCCCAGAAGGGCGAAAATCGCATCTAGCTTGTCCGGGGTCAGCTCGACCCCAGAGCGGAGCGCACGGAGCGCGTCAGCGGCTTCACGAGACCGAAGGGAAGCGCCGGCCGTGTGAGGGTTCGCGCCGTAGTTCACGGCGCTTACGTCACCCTTGTGCATGTCGACTTCGGTAATGTCGCGCTGACTCCAGTCAGGCGACCACGACTGACCAGTGACCCGAAAGCCAAAACTCATTTCGTCGAGGTCGCCGCGATCCATGGCGATCTGAAGGTCACGCACGGCCGACTGAGCGGGGTTCAGGTCGGCTTCGACATGAAGGCCGCGCTCATCCTCAGCGAGCCGCATAGTGCCGCTTTTGGTCCTGGCCAGCGTCAAGCCCTCATGGTTCAGCTTGAACGGCACGTCAGCCCCGTTCGCCAGGGTCTTAGCGAAAGCCCCCCGGCGCACTACCTCGGAGTAGTCGCCGAGATAGTCACTCATGGTGTAGGGGGTCTCAGTCACGGACGCATAGCCGGTGAACCTGAGAAGATTCCCCCCTGAGCCGTCCGGATGCTCACGTATCTGAGCGTCATCGAACGGACGATTACGTGTTTCAACAGCACCACCATTGGTGGCGCGTATGGAAAGGTCGGTCACTAAAGCACAGCCCCCATTGCATCGGCCTTCATTGGCGAAGGCGAAGCCCCCGTGTCCTTAATGGGCGCGACGTTGCTATTCAGCGGGGCCGCGATGTTGTCGCCACCCTCGACCGGGGCGAAGTTTTCCAAAGCCCGGATTTCGTTCTGAGTGAGGATTCCGGCGGACCGGGCAGCGCCGTAGACGAGATAGCGGCCGGCCGTATCGGTGCGCAGAAGTGCGTCAGCATTGAAGCGCGCGCACTGCGGTTTCGGCATGAGCGATGACCACGCATCTTCGAAGCGACCGAGCCACGGATTCAAGGTGTACGCCAAAAATCCGAGCCCCTGCTGTTCGATGCCGGTGCCCCAGCTCGTAGTTTTGTCGGTCTGTCCGAGCATGTGCGGCGGAATCCCGAACAACATCGCTAGGTCGATGGTCTGCGCGGCGCGCGTGCCCAAAAACTGGGCATCCTCAGGCGTGACCGATATCGGTCGCCAGGATGCACCACCAGAAAGCACACCTACCGTGTGGGCATGGCTGAGTCCGCCATGCGAAGCCGTGAACGACTCTTTGAGCTGTCGGGCTCGCTCTCGGTCGAGGTCGCCGGGCACCTCGACAATGCCGCTCATGTGAGCGCCGTTGCCGAAAAAGCGGGCTCCGAATTCCTCGGCGGCGAGCCCCAAGCCGATGGCGTTCCGCGCGTACTGAATGACGCTGATACCGGTAGCGGCTTCCGGGTAGGCAAGCCCCAGGATATGAACGATGTCGTCAGCGTCAACCGGCTTCCGGTTGACTTCGTAGACCCGTTGCCCATTCCCGTCGAGCGTGCACTTCACGCGGTCGGGATGAAGCACCATCAGCCGGTTTGGATACCCTCGGGAGTCCCGAGACAGCACCAGGCAATACGCGTTCCCTCGCAGCAACAGCGAGACCATCATCTGAGAGAGCCCGAGACGCCTCGACGGAAGCGACGTGTTAGCCGCACCCCCGAACGGGTCGGAGATGATCCCCGGCGGGGGCTCAAGAGTCCGGCGAATCTCTCCCTGCATCCGGACCGCATCGAAAGGGAGTCCGGCGACAGCATCAGACAGGATGCGCACAGCGGAAGCGACTACGAGTAGTTGCATTGCCGTGTCTTCGGTGACCGGGACGCCGGCGGACGTGATTGCCGCAAGGCTGCCGTTCGTGGGAATCGCCCACGGGTCACCCGCCCCACTCGGAACAAAGGCTCTGCGCTCAGCGGCGCGACGGGTAAAACTAATGGTCGGTCACCCAACCAATCAGCACCAGCGCCCCGCCGAGTAGCGCAAGCCCGAGAATCCCGCTCCATGACCAGCCAGCGGCGACCAGACAGCCGATACCCGCTAGGTCGGCCACATCAGAGAGCGCCCGGCGCTTGTGTTCCTTCCGGTCGTTCATGTGGTCGCTCCAATCGGAGCACCTACTAACGTTAGTAGGTGCCTATAGGTCGTCCCAGCGCCAGAATTGGGGCTCAGGGTCACGCTCGGGTTCGACGCACGCACGCTCAAGCGCCATGACCGCCGAAACGGCCAAGTCGATTTTTCGAGGACTGCCCTTCGAGTCCTTCGAGAGTCGAGAGCCGCGCGAATCCGTGCGGATCACACAGTTGGCAAGGTGGCGCGCTAGGCGCGGGTTGCCGGAATGCGTGATGGTGCGGTTCATTACCGCTTCAAAAAACCTGGTCGTCGCTGGGATCATGCGCGCGGGAGACTGGGGAAACTCCACGATCGGCAAACCCTCGTCTTCGAGGATTTGATACGTCCGAGCCCAGCGGTAGGGGTCGCAAACTACTTCCCGAACCGTCCAGCGTCGACAAGCCGCGCGAATCTCGGCTTCGACGTCCACAATCGGCACAGACCAGTCTTGACCCGTGTTCTGAGGGCGTTCCCACGCTGCGACGACGTCGACATGTGGTAGCCGTCCATCGGTCGGGCACTCGACGACGACAAGCGCCGTGCTGTCGTTATTGAATGAGCCATCAAAGCCAAGGACAACGTCCGCACCATCCGCAATCTCTCGCGTGGTATCTACGCACGCGTCCCATGTGCCGGCGGGCAACCACGCCTGAGCGGCGCTCACCCACTGGTTAAGCCGCTTCGTCCGAAACTCGGCTTCCGGCGTGCGCAACACGGCCGACTCGAAGTCGTCCGCAGAGACGATGTCGCCGAAACCGGGGTTGGCCTCAGCCCAAACGGCACGATCCCGGTGGTCGGCGTTCTCAGGCGCTCCCCACCATTCGAAGTAGAACGCCGGGTCGTCGACTTCACCGCTGGCAACCTGACACCCGTACTGGTACATGCCGTAGCAAAGGCTGTCGCCGCCGGAACTGTCGCTCTTGACGCCAGCAGTAGTGATGCCGACAATCAGCGGCTCGACACGCGCACCGGTAGCGAGCGCCATCACGTCCCACAGTTCGCGGGTTGGCTGCGCGTGCACCTCGTCGAAGAGAACGAGGTGAGGGTTCAGCCCCTCCTTCGTGAAGGCTTCAGCGGACAGAACGCGATAGACGGAGCCGGTCGCCGGGAACTCGATTGCGTCCCGGTAGAGTCGGAAACGACCGTTGAAAAACGGCTCAAGCTCGATCATCTTCTTCGCGACGCCGAAAACGATTCTTGCCTGCTCTTTATCGGCAGCACACGAGAAGACCTCGCCACCCTTCGGCCCGAAGGCGAGCCCATAAAGCCCGATTCCGGCCCCGAGCGCGCTCTTGCCGTTCTTTCTCGGCTCGCCGATAAGTGCCTGTCGATGCCTCAGGCGGCCATCAGCACGCCGAGCCAGAAGGCGACTAATCATGTCCGTCTGCCAATGGCGCATAACCATCGGCTCGCCAGCGGAACCGCCGACACTGTCTTTCGTCACGCGAAGGAATTCCGTAAACGCGCCGAAATGATCGCCATCACCCCGTGCGATGTCCTCCGGAGCGACCTTCGTAAGCCAAAGGGGGCCACTCAAGCGCTACCCCTCTCGATTGGCTCGCCTTTCTAGCATTTCCTCGAACTTGTCTCGCGCCTTAACCTCGGCGAGCCCCATTCGAGTTCGGTCCGCCGGCGTGTAGCCGAGCGACGCCAATACGGAATGCAGTTGCTTTCGACTGGTCGCCAGCGCACCGACCAAAGGATTAATGACCGGGTATCCCTTGTCAGTGACGTACATTCGGCCCATCTCGGCGATTTCTGCGGCCATTCCGGCGCATTCGTCGACCAATCGAGCCGCAAGCTCGACCGTTGGGCGGTCGGTATCGGCGAGCCATGGAGTCGAGGCCACGACATCAGCCAGGAAGGCCAACCCGGCGGGTTCAAGGTCGGAGGGTGGCGCGAACGGCAGACCAGGCAGCGCGACGACGTCAGCAGCCTTCGGAAGTGCACGTTTGCCGGGATTTCCGAGCTTGCGCTTGCGCTCATTCGGCATTGGGGGTGGTCCCGACATGCAAGACCCCCCCCCATCTAACCTGCGGCCGTGTGTGCAGCCATGGGGCCGGGGTCCGTATATTGCATATACGTAGACATTTACCTACCCCCACCCGCATACATGGGTACTACTTCTAATGAGCACCCATATTCACAATTGCGATATGCAATTCACATTCGCTATTCCGAACGGCTTCCCTTGCGGCCATTACAGGCGCGACAGAGAACGGCTAGATTCGCTCGGTCATCAGTGCCACCGCTCGCCTTAGCAATGATGTGGTCCACTGTCAGGTCATTACTGATATGGCCATCAATACGCCAACCAGGACACCAATCGCCGTAGTACGAACGATGCTCAGCGAGAACAGCCTTAGAGAGCCGACTCCAGCGCGAACCATAACCACGCTGAGTGGAATTGCCACGCCGACGCTCTCTATCCGTGACCGGACAGGCATCACATCGCGACGGGTTTCTAGTCAGTCTCTTGCAGATCAGACAGGGTCGTTGTGCCACTCGACTACCACCCTGTAGGAAGGTCGGGAACACCAAGGTTCATGGTTACCGGAACTTCCGGAGTGCAGTTGCAGTTGGGCAGCGTTGCAGCATTCGGCGCACTGCAAGTCGACTGGTGAACCTGACTCGCCAGAGCAAGAGTGATCGCATGAGCCGCACAAGCACATACCGAAATGGTTGAATCGGTCGCCGTCGGCAACGCCGGAAAGACCGGTGATGGAAGCGACGGATCGGCGAGTGCAGTGATCTGCGACTGCTGATTCTGAACAGCCGACACAATGCCGGCGAGTTCAGTCGGATTCGGTCGCCTCGACCAGTTCACTACAGCCACAGCACCACAGAGCACGCAAACGGAAATGTCGTCACCTCAGGATGATGTATTGGCCGCATCGAAGTCGAGGCGCGTCTTCAGCTTGTGACACGGCCGACAGAGCGCCTGAACGTTGCTGTCGACGTCTCCGCCACCATGGGCAAGCGGAACAATGTGATCGACGTCTACAGCGGACGCGAGAACGAGATTCCGGCACTTCGCGCAACGCGCTTCACCGGATCGCTTGATTTCGGAGCGAAGTCGAGCGGCAGCGTCATTTCCGCTTGCCAGCAACGCACGACGCTTGCGCCATGCCTTCACGGTCGATCTACGTTCATAGGCTTCATAATGAGCCATACAGCGACCCCTACGGGTCGGGAACGCGTCACAGTCGAGGCAGGATGTTCGCAAGGTCACTCCATGACCCACCTACTAACGTTAGTAGGTGGTCTGATTAGCCGGGGTTCCGGAATCGAACCGGATCTTCCGGAGTGTTCGGGCGGGTGATTAGGTCCGCCGTACTAGTCCAGAGTGCAACGCGTACACCAACCCCTAGTCAGAACGTCAACCGGATCACAGGTCGGATTCTGGCTCTGTCGCCCCGGATGGATTCGAACCACCGGCACCGTGTGTGTAGGACACGTGCTCTGACCAACTGAGCTACGAGGCGAATCCCGACGCTCAACCGATCGGGAAGATTCGGGAGCGTCGGGGAACTGGAGAGGCGATCTCGGTCCGCCGTGTTGCCAGGGGTGCGCGGTGTCGCTGCTCTCTGGTGATACTAGAACGGAAGGGTTCTCCAGTCCGTCTGTGCGACGCCGAGACGAACGAACGTTGTTTCCCGTTTCCCTTAAGAGTTTCTATAGGCAAACGAGAAAGAGCGAAGAACCATCACGACGTCACGCCAGGATCAGCCATCCCCGCTGATTGGCAACGCCGAGTGAGCAGGCGAGCACCTTCCGTATATGGTTGGCAAGCACAACCAATTCTAAGGCAAAAAAGAGCCCCGGCGGGGCCGAAGCCTTACCGGGGCGAGATCGAGCTGTGTGCGGGCGTCTACGGGTTCTGGCGGGGCGTCTGCGGCCGGTTGGCCTCAGTCAGGAAGCGGGTACGGTGCTCGCTGTCGATGCGCTCCGCTCGGTGCTCGGCTTCGTCTAGGGAGTCCTGAACTGCCTTGCGTCGCAGAGCGAGTCGCTCAGCGCCCGCATTGCTGTTGTAGAGCCCTTCCGACGCTTCTGCGTCCAGCTTGGCAAGGGAGTGCCTGGCAATCTCGGCGTCCAGCAGTGCCGCGAGAACGGCAGGCGAGACGTGCGACTCCTCGACCACGTGCGCGAGTAGTTTGCTGGCTCGCTGTCGCGCTTCGGCTTGCATCTCGATCATGCGTGCTTCCCCGTACTCTCCGCTGTCTGCCATGGCTTCATGTTCCCACCGGCACCGAGTCAGCTTCGACGATGACCGCCGTTGCTTCGGTGTCGACATCGTCGGGCACTGGTCGCCAGTGCAACCGAGTGCGGTCGGCAATTGCGAGGATCTTCTGTTTGCCGTCTTCGCCCTTAACTCGACCCTCGACGAACGAGACCCCTTCGAGGAACAGCCCCAGGAACTCACGTCGCTTGAACACGTCCCAGCTTGCCCACGGCGTTCCGGGGGCTGTCGGGTCGATGCCGGGCGCGAACCAGTCGGCAGGGATGCGAACGCTGTCGTCTACCTTCGCGTCGAGTTCAGCGAGTCGTGTCGTGCACTGCTCTTCCCAGTCTTGGTACTTATCCATGGTCTCGTTCCATGCTGCTGCACCACTGGGCCCCTGCCACGCCCGCGCGCTGCGCTCTGCACGGTGCCGGTCGATGGATTCGCGTACGTGGTCGAGGTGAGCCTTCGTCTCCGTTCGCTCATCCTCGACCCCGGACAGGTCGCGCTGTTCGGCGAAGCGGGTTGCGGCAGCGATCAACCATGCGCGGTCGGTTGGGTCGCTCATATCTGCGGCGGCAATCTTCGACCAGACTCGCCGGGCGACGTAGTTATCTGCCTGCCCAATCTGCACAGCAAGCCCACCATGACCAACGGGGTTCGCGCACAGGTAGTACGGCTTAGCCTGCCCAAGGGCATTGTCACAGAGTCCACAGCGAGCAAATCGCCACCCGCTCAAAAGCTGTGGAACGGCCTTCACTGGCCGGCTGCCGGGCTTCAGTTTCCGAGTGCCGACCTTCTCTTGCATCAGCAACCACTGAGCACCCGTCAGGATGCCCTTATGCGGCGTGAGCGGTTGTCCAGACTCGTCACGGGCAATGACGTTGTAGAGAGTTCCCTTTGCCCCGCGCGGTTCACGGGCGACAGCAAAGCCGCCGATAGCGGGGTGAGTGACGATGCCTCGAACCGTCTGCGCACGCCAAATCACGCCCGTTTCGACACGCCCCGCCCCGGACCGGTCGGCATACGACTTCAGCCGGTCTTCGGTTGCCCTACCCTTCCTGAGTCCTGGGGTGGGAACACCGTCTTCGTTCATCCGCTTAGCGATGGCGGAGTAGGAATATCCGTCCATGACCAGATCACAAATGCGGCGGACGATAGCCGAGTGAAACGGGTCCGGCACCAGGATAGTGACGGTCAGCTTCCCGATTTGCTTCCGCTCAGTCGTCATCCCATAGGGAGCATCCGCACTGTGGTGTCCGCCAACCGCGCGTATCTCATCTTTCGCGCCGGATATACGAGCGGCCTTGATGTCGCTGTCTTGCTTCGCCAGGGCCGCGATAAGGGCGAAGATCGCTTCACCTACCGGCGTGCTGGTGTCTAGGAACGGCTCTTGCACGGAGACCAGCCGCACCCCATAGGCACGCAAGCGCTGGTCAATCTTCATGGCCTCGAACGCGCCCTGTCGCGTGAGCCGCGAAAGCTCGTTGATCACAATGACGTCGATCTCGCCACGCTCAACGGCGGCCATCATGGCTTCGAAACCGGGGCGCTCTACACTCGGGTCCCACCCGGACTTACCGATGTCCTTGAACTCTGCGACGACTGCCCAGTTCTGCAACCCGCGCGACGCAACCAGAGCAATGCACGCGTTTAGCTGGGCTTCGGGGGACGCTTCGGATGCGTCGGCCCGGCGGTGTGACTGTCGGGCGTAGACGGCAACCCGAACCGTGTCGAGGCGTGCGGGGTCGATGCCCGGTGACAGGAAGGGTGACATGCCCTGATCGTTCCCCATGGTGCTGACCTGCGCCTTCGTTCCGTTCAGACTCTGATGGTTAGTGTCTTCTAGAACGTCACCCAGATCCAGATCGACCAGATGCCGAAGGCGGTGAGGAACCAGGAGGCGCGGCGGCTCAGTTTCATTGCCCCAGTATGCGAGGCCCCTGCTGGGTGCGGGCTAACCGGGGGGACTTCCGTCCGGTCCGGTGAGGGCGCGGATCGATCGGGTACCGTCGCTGCGTGCGTCTCGAAAATCGTCTCGTATGGACGGCAGTCCCCCTGTGCGCCGCGACCGCTGTCGCGGTGACCGTCGGCGGCCCGACCGCCACCGCGAACGCCGCCGCCACCCCGGCGGCCCGGCCGCCCGCCGTCATGTCCACCGTCGGCGGGCCGCGCCTGGGCCTCGGCGGGGTGCAGAGCGATCCGCTGCCGGGCGCCCCGGCGCTGCCGGCGGGCCTGTCGGCGCTGTCCTGGATCGTCTCCGACGACGGCACCGGCCAGGTGCTGGCCGCCAGGAACGCGCACTGGCGGCTGCCCCCGGCCAGCACGCTGAAGACGCTGTTCGCGGACACCGTGCTGCCGAAGCTCCCGGCCTCGGAGACGCACCGGGTCACCGACGCCGACCTGGCCGGGATGGGCCAGGGCAGCAGCCAGGTCGGAGTGGTGTCCGGGCAGACCTACACCGTCTCCGCGCTGTGGCTCGGGGTCTTCCTGCGGTCCGGGAACGACGCCGTGCATGTGCTCGCCGCGATGAACGGCGGGGTCCCGGCGACCGTCGCCCAGATGCAGGCGAAGGCCGTGGCCCTGGGCGCGGACGACACCCAGGTGGTCACCCCGGACGGCTACGACGAGCCCGGGCAGGTCTCCTCGGCGTACGACCTGAGCCTGTTCGCGCGGGACGGGCTGCGCAACGCCGACTTCGCCCGCTACTGCTCGACCGCCGCGGCGGAGTTCCCCGGCGGTCCGGCCACCAGGGGCAAGCCCTTCGAGATCGACAACACCGACCGGCTGCTCTCCGGCATCGACGGCGTCGACCACTACCCGGGCCTGATCGGGGTGAAGAACGGCTACACCACCAACGCCGGGAACACGCTGGTGGTGGCGGCCAGGCGGG